TCAGCAAAGCTGTCAGGGTCACGATATGTTTCAGTCTTACTGATCTGCTCTGCAGTTGCTACAGCAGAATCATGTCCTGCAACAATCACACCATAGTTGGCATTCTGGTTTGCATCGCCTGTAGTACCTGAACCTGTCCCTACTGCAGGAAGGTTAGAAGATACATACATTCTGAAACCATGCATGTTGTTTAAGACTAGACCGTTACGTAGAGCACCTGATTCACCATAATCAGCATTTAAGAACCTTGAGTCCTCGTCTGCTAAGATTTCCATGAACACAGGGTCAACTACGAGCCATCTACCTTGTGAGTCAACTTGTTGTTGATCCAACAAACGTTTCATACGTGATATAATCATCGCAGGAGAAACGGTTGCTGTTGGCAGTGCTGTTGCACCTGGTAGACGTGCTGCTACAGGAATTGAGTGATCTCCTGCAGAGCTTGTTGTAATGTTGCCAAATGAGTCCTTACGAAGTTTCATTGATGTCAACAATTCGTCAGAACCTGCTGTTGTTACAGCTTTAGTTCCGTTTACTTGGTCATTAACTGTGTCAGCATCAGTGTGTAGAGCAGACTGTTTAAAACCAGATAAGTAACCAAGAACTTCTTGGTCATGCTGATCAGCCAAACGATATGCAGCACGATCAGTTGCAAGCTGCATAAAATTCGCATGGCTATGCGCCTCTTCTATATCGTCAATCTTAAAAGCGTAGTAGTTTGCTTTATCGACAACTAGAGAGAAGTCTTCGTCATCAAGGTCTTGTGCTGTAACTGTTGTGCCCCTAGCATAGGCGCTCACAGAAATTTCTGGCTCCTTGATAATTTTCACTGTATCACCTTGGGCAGAAATTTCCCCAAAATAATCAGAGTTAGTTATGTCTCCTACGACAGTACTTTTGCGGAAAGCAAGCTGTACTTTCTTGGAGTAGATTACGGAACTAAAATTACCGTTAGGTAAATTACCGTAACCCGATGCGGTTGTAAAAGCCATTGTTAAATCCTCCATGATATTTGGCTTATGAAGAAAGCTTAAACATCTGAAAGAGGCTGTACGTTTTCTAGGGTGCAGTTAGCATTAGGTTGCGCTACCAAATACCACTGGGCCTATACTTGTCCAGGTAGTTCTTTGTAGTTTAGACTTTTTATGAAAAGTATCTTTGAAGGTAGTCCTTTCGGAGGCTTCAAGTCAGATACTGGTAGTTATATAGATGACTTTAAATATGTCAACTAATTATCTTGCAGAACCCGAAACATCGTAAACAAACTTGCCTTTACGCATCGCTTCGTTTATTTTGTCCTGCATTTCCTCAAACTCCTTATCAGACATCTTGGCTACATCAGACTCTTTGATAGTGCCTTGTGCGCCTTCTGCATCAATAGAAGCACGAGTTCCTTTTGCAACAGTAGATGCTGCAGCTTTCTTAGATTGTTTTTTAGCTGCAACGGTCATACCGTTATCAATCTTATATAGATCTATTACACGAACAACTGAGGCAGGATCATCCATGTTTTCATAGAGTGCATCTTTAACCCATTTAGGTTGGCTGTCTGCCCAGTCGTGAAACTGATCTGATTCTCTTAACTCGTCAAAGTCTTCATGAGACTTACGAATCATATTTTCTGATTTTAATCTTTGAGCTTCAGAGTGAGCTTCATCTAATTCCTGTAGACGTGATTCAGCTTTACTGAACATCTCTTTAGCTTTTTTAGCTGCTATGGTTTCAACAATACCTGCAACGTCTGGATACTGTTCTGCCCACTTCTCTATGTCTTCATCAGACTTAGGGGGAATAATACCTTCACGTTTACTTCTGGTTTCTAGAGCTTCAAGTTTTTCATTCCACTCTTTCTCTTTGTCTTGCATATGTCTACGCAAGTCACCGTAACGTTTCTTAAAAGATTTTTCTTCAGCACTCAGGCTACTATCGTCTTCCTGTGCTTCGGTTTCCTCTTTGGTTTCTTCTTGTTTGGAATCGTCTGTTGCTTGTACTTCGGTGTTCTCAGTATCTTCGCCACTGGATTCACTCTCAGTAACTTCTTCACCACGAGCCTCTGCTTCTAGTCGGGCAATCTCTGCCTCTTCTTCTTCCATACGCTTTTGTTTTCTAGAGTGGTTATATCCACGATCTACAAAACCTGCAGTCTTTGGTTTCTCCATTTCAGTTAATTCAGGCATTTAAAGTTCTCCTTTATGTTGGGGCCAGGAACCATTCCTGGGTAGCCTTATAGTTATTGTTTACTTGTCGCCCTTTTTATTCATTAGTCCACCTTCGGCTCTACCGCCAATGTTACGCCCACCTACACCAGTTTTTTGTTCACGTTTTTTAAACGCTTTCATTTTTTCTCTTTGCGTTTTTTGATATTTCTTACGTTTATCTGCTTGTCTTTTTCTCAAAGCAGACTCATAACCTACATCTCCTGCTTTTTTACCTGTTGAGTCTGTCCTCGTTTTAACTAAAGCAGAAGGTCTAGCTACTGGTCTAGGTGAAGCTTTTAATGTTTCAGATACAGGTTTTTTTCTTTTGTAGACACCTGTAACAGTTGTAGGTGTATCTCCTTCACCTAAAGCTGCTACCGTTCTTTCCTCAGTAGGATCAAACTCCATACCTCTAGGTCCGACTTTTTCCATAAACTTGTTAAAGTCGTTGTCATCTTTAAATATTGGATTTCCAAAAGGATCAGTAGAATTTTCAAATAAAGCTATATCTCTATTTTTTGCAGCAATATCTTTTGCAAATTTATCACCATTCAAAAGACCTTTTGGTACAAGATTTAATTTAGCATCTTTAATAAATTGTTTGTATTGTTGAACCATACTGTCTACTTCTTCTTTAGATGCTCCATTATTTGCAAGAACAATAATGTGTCCTGCAGACTCAGCAGCAGTTTGAATATTTTGTAGTAGACCTCTAGCCCCAGGAACAGGATCTTTGGTTAAATTAGTAATAGTTTGATTTTTTAGAGTATCTAAATTTTTGTAATCATAATCCTTCATCCAAGAATAAGGATCTGTTTCTACTGGTGGTCTTGAACTACCTCCATCACCTCCTCCTGTAACAGGAGCAGTTGTTACAGCCTTTGTTTCTGAATATCCCATTTCTTTTAGTCGAGCTACTTCTGCAGCATCTGCTTCACTGAGAGGTAGATTAAATGTTCTTATTTCTCCGTTAGGACCATAGAGAGTCAGGACTTCAGGGACATTAGGATTATCTGCAACTGGCGGTTGTTGTTGTTGACCACCCATAAAACTAAATCCAAGACCAAATTTACTAGCATCAAAAGGATTTCGTGCATAAGAGGGAGCTTCAGGTTGAGAAGAGACAGGAGTTGAAACTGGTCCTCCTGGTTGATAACCTTGAACCTGACCACCACCTGAATATCCAATGGTGTTTCCTATAGCCTGTGGTGCAGGTTGGCTATACATTTGTTGTTGCTGTAGGTAAGGATTCTGTACAGTGCCACCTTCAGCCATACTCATTACTTCTCTGATAGCAGCCATCTCCTGCTCAGATAGTTCCTGATCATTTACAGGACCACCTTCAGGTACAGGTTCTCCACCTATGCGTCCATTAGCTTCCATCTCAGCTAGACCCATCTTAGCTCTGTCTCGTAGATCCTCAAAGAACTTGACACCGTAGTATCTGACAACATCAGCAGGAACGACATACTCACCCTCAGAGAGTTGTGCAGGAATATCATCTCGTACTTCCTCTGCAAGAGAACCAGGTGGTACTTCGTTTCCTGATACTGGATCTACATCCATACCATCATCTGCTATTCCACCTTCTTGCATAAATGCCATTTCCATTTGATCTTCCATTACTGCACCGCCTTTATTAAAAGGAAAAACATCTGGGTCTGTCTTCTTTGCGTTTTTTGCTAAGACCAAATGCCCTACCTGAATTACTTCATCTGCTTCTAGGATTGCTTGTCCAGTCTCTCTGTCATAAAAGAAACCTCTTTTTATTGGGTCATACCCTACTTGTGTCCACTCATCACTATCAAAAACTTCTTTTGCCATAGTAAAAAGTTCATCATCAGTGCCATCGACATATTCACCTGTCATAACTGCAAATGGATTCTTTTCACCACCTTGAGCAACTCTTTGTGCTTTTCTTACATTACTAGAATCAGGCTGTATAAATTTTACATTTTGTATTCTTACAGCAGCTTTATACTTTTCTTTTTTATTGTGTGTAATTGTTGGAACCCATACATCATAATCAGTATAAGCAGGTATATTTAATCTTACGTCAACAATATCTTTTTCTGGTATAACATCATTCAAACCTATAATAGGGCTTGTTCTTTGTCGGCTGTTAAGAGCACTAACAATTTCTTTATTGGTAGCAGGTTTAGGAACTTTATTTACTTTACGTATTGGTCTTAATTCGTCAGCTAGTTTTCTATATGTATCTCTTACAACATTAGAAATACCAGAAGCGACTCTACCCCCAACACCCTGTTCAAACTTTTGTGCTATGCCTAAACGTTTTGCTTGAGCTTGTAATTCAGGATTTCTACCTTTTAGAGAATCTCTAAATTCTTTAGGTGTCTCATTCTTACTACGCCAAGCATCAATAGCTTCGTCTGTAAGACCTGCTGCTTCTATAGTAGGAACACCTTCTTTGATGGTAGGTTTTTTCCTGATAGCTCCTGCACCAAATGCTGACATTGCTGTAGGATCTATCTCGTACTGTTTTATTTTATCGGCTAGAGCCTTGATACCTTTGGCTCCGTATTTACCTGCAACACCACCCATAAGAAGTAGACCACTTTCTATGGCAGCACTCTGACCTGCTTCTCTGAACTGATCTTTTATGTACTCGTAGTCACGCTCTTGTTCAGGCTTCATGTACTCCTGTGCAACATTTGCTATGTTTACACCTGAGTCATAGAATGGAACAACAAAGGATGCAGCTTTTGCTATATCCTCCTGACCCTCTTCTACACGTTGTTTATATTTTTCACTAGAATCTGTTCTTCTGCGCCTACCTTCAGCGTCTAAACCTGAAGTAGACATTTGAGCCTCTAGCCCACCCTCACTATACTGACCTGTACCAAAGTGTCTACTAGGTGTGAACAGATATTCTATAAAACCCTTTAAAGAAGTTTGTCCCTCTTTATCTTCTTCTTTTTTATCCTCTGGTAAACCAGGAAAAGTTTCTTCTGGAAAACCCTCCTTTATAGCTTCTTTATCAAACATAGTGTTTGATCTCCACTGTGCATACTCAGAAGCTTTTTCTTCACTAGAAAATACAGGTAACTTTTCGCCTGTAATAAAGTCTTTACCTTGATTATCTTTTAGTCTTTGTTTTACTTCTTCATCACTAAGTTTATTACCACTCTTATCAATAGTAGGAGCAGTAATCCATCCAGTTCCAAAAGGTATTGTAGTACTTACCTCAGAGTACTTAGTTCCCTTTTTACCAGTTATTTCACCAGTTTCATCAATCCAAACAGATCTTCCACGTAAAGTTTTTTCATCTGTTTTAGATCTAGTCCTGCGTTTAGGCTTGGTCTGGTTTAGGTCCATTCACTTCATCCCTCAGAAACTTTAGTCTACGTAAAGATTTTGCTTCACCTTGTAGTCTAAACAAGTCTTCTGTTTTTAATGTTTGTTCCATTTGTATGTGTACGTAGTTTAGTCTTCGGTCTAATTCTTGATTCAACGAATCCCAGACTTCGTGGTTATTTACTATTTGTTTTAAGCTCATGCTTGTCCTTCACCTGTGTTGGCTGAGAAACCTTCCTCTCCTGGAACTGGTGCTGTTCCTGTGCCTACTTGCCCACCGCCTGAACCAGTTGTGTCTTGAACTTGTGCTCCTGCAGGAGCTTGACCTTGAGGAGCAGGAGCACCTTGCTGTGGTGCGTTTGGATCTACTTCAGGTGGATTTTCTGCTTGAAACTTCTTGAGGATCTCAGCCTGTATTGCTGCGTCACCCATTGAGTTTGTAAGTTTATCAGGATCAAGATCCATAGACTTAGCAATCTCTCTAATAATATAATCCATTTTTGCAAAAGGTGCAAGCACTGGATTTTGTACAACACCAAGAAATTGCATGAGTCTTTGGCTACGAACCTCGTTAGCCATCAAGCTTTCAGTACCTTCTGCTTTGACTTCTAGATCACCTTTGATTTCATCATCGTAATCAAACTGCATGTTAAAATGAAAGAAAGCCCTTCCAAGAGGGCCAAGAAGATAATCATCTATATTTTTAACTACAGTCCTAATGCTACCGTTGGCAGCAGACATAAGCATGGAAATACCAGAAGCAGTACGGCCCACACCCTGTATGCCTGTTTGACCATGAGCGAAAGATGGAAAGCCAGTTGATTCATCTGCTAATACTCTTGCTTTGTCGAACATCTGCATGTTCTCATTAGATACGTTAGGAAACTTAGTACCAAAAATGGCTTGACCAGGCGCACCCCCTTGTCTGCGAAAGACCTTGCCAGGGTAGATAGACAAGTCCTGTCCAGGCATAAGATTAGTTTCGTCAATCTCAATAAGAAGATTGCCAGACAATGCTGCGTTATCTACACTCATTCTCATGAAACCATTCATAAGGGTCTGTGTGTCATCCATGTTTTCTGCAATACCAATACCAAAGAACGAGTAAGGATTTACTTCAAACGGCACTGCGTAGTACGGTAAGATAGCAGGAGTAAATGGGTTCATTACAAGACGTAATACCTGACCGTTACATATCCAGATGTTTACTGAAACTTGATCTTGGTCTTGCAATTCTTTTGGAATATCTATGTCATGATCTTTTAATATCTCTGTGTCTACATAACCCCAGAACTCAAGGACGTTAAATCTTTCTGATCTAGTCTCTTGATCTGCATCCTCCATGACCTGCTCCCACCACTCTTTAGAGTAGGTCTCACCAATCTCAATAGCTGTGTCTATTGCGTTTGATCTGAAAAAAGGTCTACGTTTTAAAGCACGTATCTGTGAACGAGACATCTTATGTCTCTCTATTACATACTCTGCTTCATCCATGTTGTTAGCATCAGGATCAGGATAAAAGTTCCAGATACTTACACTAGAAGTTTGAGGTACAGTTTTAATTGTGGGTGTGTACTCACCATCTTCTGACCAAGAAGGATATTCTTTGTCTAAAGCAAATGGACCTTTCATAACACCTGTACCAAACAAGGCGGTTTCAAAAGCTGCTATACGCAGTTGTTTCTTAGCGTTTGACTCCTCCAGTTGGTCATGTATTTTCTTTTCCATCTTTTTAGCTGCAACCATAGCAGGATTAAAAGTAATTTTAGAAGGAGTCGTTCCTGGTCCATCTTCTAACATATCCTCTACAGGCGATAGTTTACTGCGTAGTCCACCAAGACGTTCACGTAAATCAATTATAGTTTCACCAGGCTTTAACTTTTCGTCATCTCCTGGCATGTCACCTTGTTTTTCTTTAGCGTTCTTTATGTTTGGGTCTGCTTCAAAGTTTACAGAATCTGATATACCTTCTGGTAAAATAGTAGGGTTAATAGAAATAGGAAACTTGTTTGAACCAAAGAGCACATCTACAATTTGACCATAGGCTGCAAGAACCTTGGTCTTAGTAACTTTAACAAATACTCTGGACTTTTCAGTAGATGTAAATTGAACGTCAGGTCCGTAAATACCACGATAGTTTTGATATGATTTTATCCAACGTTGTTCGTCTGAGTATCTTGCTTTTTCTGCTTTAGAATATTTATCCTGTACAAAACCAATAACAGTTCCAACTTTAGTATCAGCTTTATTTTCAGAGTCTTCTTTATCTTCTACAAATGAGGACTCTTCATCGTCCATGTAAAGTGATTCTGATTCAAAGATGTCATCTTCTTCCATAGTTAATCCTTAGTATCCAAATGTGGGATCTGATGCTTGAAACCCTGTTCGTTGAGAT